ACCGCCACACTGTCCGTGGAAGGCAGCGTCAAGGCCTCGCGCAACGTGACCGTGGGCACGGGCGCCAGCGGTTCGTTCGCCACGACCAGCGGCAACATCGTCACCGTCATGGACGGCATCGTTATCAATATCGCGTAGGAGCGGCCATGCAGCCACAAGGAACCATTTTCAACACCGACCACATCAACGCGCTGATCGACCGCATCAACGCCACCCAGCAATGCGACGAGCTGCAGGCCCTGGTCGGCGAGGTGTTCGCCTCGATGCAGGCCCAGCTTGACGCAATTGGCGACCAGTTGGCCATGCTGCAGCCGCTGCTGGATCTGCTGGCCGTTCCCACCAGCCTGAACGCCATCATTTCCTGGCTGCGCAACTTCATCACCGCTTTTCTCGGCCCCTACGTTGCGGCGTATGCCAAGTACGCAGCGCAGCTGACGGCTGTGGTTGCCGCCATTGCGCAACTGGAGGCCGCCATCGAGGCAGCAGCGCGCCGCCTGACTTCCTGTTCCATTTCCGTGCCGTCGCTGAACAAGCCACCGCTGCCGCAGCTGCCGCCGCCGGAGTCGCTGTAATGCGTGGCATGGATGCGGCCACCGGCCGCGCCATCGACGGCTTGGCCCACCTGAGCCAGTCGATCGAGAAATGCCTGACGACGCCGATGTTCTCCCGCGTCTTCCGCCGCCCGTTCGGTTCGGAGCTGCTCGACCTGGTGGACGCGCCAACCAACCCGGCCACGTGCGTGAAGCTATACGCCGCCGTGGCCACTGTCCTGATGAAGTACGAGCCCCGCCTGCGCCTGGCGCGCGTGTCGCTGGTCATGGACCCTGACGCGCCTGGAACTGTCGTCATCGACGTGCAAGGCACCACCACCATTTCCCCGGACGCGGTTTCCGTCCGGGTCAATCTGTCGTAAGGGGCAACCCCATGAACACCGTAATTGACCTGTCCCTGTTGCCGGCGCCGGCCGTGGTCGAAGTGCTGGACTACGAGACGCTGTACGCCGCGCGCAAGGCCGGCCTGGTCGCACTGTTCCCGGCTGACCAGCAGGCCGAAATAGCCGCCACGCTGGAACTGGAGTCCGAGCCGCTGGCGATCCTGCTGCAGGAGAACACCCTGCGCGAGATGACCCTGCGCCAGCGGATCAACGACGCCGCGCGCGGCCTGATGCTGGCCTATGCGATCGACACCGACCTGGACCACCTGGCCGCGCTGTTCAACGTGCAGCGCTTGACGATTACGCCGGCCGACGCCGAAAACGGCGTGGCCGCCGTGATGGAGTCGGACGCGGATCTGCGCAGGCGCGTGCAGCTGGCCCCCGAAGGTTTTTCGGTGGCCGGACCTGCAGGCGCCTATGCGTTCCATGCGCTGGCCGCTGACAGCCGCGTGCGCCACGTCGCCGTGGCCAGCCCCGCGCCTGGGGAAGTGCTGGTCACGATCCTGGCGCGCGACGGCAACGGGACCGCGCCGGACGACCTGATCGCCGCCGTATCGGCAGCCCTGGGCGACGAGAGCGTGCGGCCGCTGACGGATGCCGTAACGGTGCAGAGCGCCACGCCGGTGGCCTTCAACGTCACCGCCACCATCACCGTGGCCGACGGCCCGGACGTGGCCGTAATTCGCGCCGCAGCGGTGGCCGCCCTTGAAAACCTTCTGACGCAAAGCAAGCGCATCGGCCAGTCGGTGGCTCTGTCGGCGATCTACGCGGCGCTGCACCAGCCTGGCGTGGTGAGCGTGGCCCTTTCCCAGCCCCAGGGCGATGTGGCGGTGAACCCGACCCAGGCCGCGTGGTGCAGCGGCTACATGGTCAACATGGAGAAAACGACGATATGACAGCCGCAAATCTGAATCTCACGATCGAGCGGTACGCCACCTTCAGCGTGGAGCTGCAGGTAAAGACGCCATCGGGCGATACCACGATCCCGGACGACATCACCGGCTATGTCCCGCGCATGCAGGTCCGCGCCGCGCCCGAGTCCACCGAAGTGCTGCTCGAGCTACACACCGGCAACGGCCGTATCACGGTGGTGGATGCCATCACCGGCAAGCTGCGCCTGACCATTTCGGCGGCCGACACGACAAACCTCAACTGGACCACCGGCGTTTATGACCTGATCCTGGTAGGCCAAGACAAAACCCGCCGGTTGCTCGCAGGCGCCGTGGCGGTTTCCCCAGGAGTGACCCGGTAAATGGAAAACATCGAAATCAACACGGCCGCGACCGAGTACGCGGCCATCGACGGCGCCACGGTGGTGGTGGTGGGCGGCACGGCCGATACGGCCGTCCTGGTGACGCCGACCGCCAACCCTGCCCTGGCGGTAACTGGCGATGCCGGCGTGGTGGTAGTCGCCGCAGGCGGCACCACGAACAGCGGCCCAGGAATCGACCTCTCGGCCGCTCAAGAGGGTGACGTTATCGAAGTGGCCGACGGCGCACTGGTCCCGACACACCAGCAAAAAAACCAAATCTATGACGGCGGGAATTTCTAATGGCTAACAAAATCCGTATCAAGCGCCGCGCCGCTGGCGGCGCAGCAGGCGCCCCGGCAACGCTGGACAACGCCGAGCTGGCATACAACGAACAGGACGACACTCTGTATTACGGCAAGGGCACCGGCGGCGCCGGCGGCACGGCTACGCAGGTTATTCCGATCGCCGGCCCAGGCTATGCCGCGACCCAAGCGGCCACCGCTGCCCCGCTCATGAATGGCGTGGCAGCGGTGGGCGTCAGCACGAAGCTGGCCCGGGAGGACCACATCCACCCAACCGACACGACCCGCGCGCCGCTGAACTCGCCGGCATTCACCGGGGCGCCGACCGTCCCGACCGCCGCACCAGGCACGAATACGACCCAGGCAGCGAATACCGCGTTCGTGCAGGCCGCCGTGGCCGCGCTGGTCGCAGCGTCCCCGGCCGCTCTGGACACGCTTAACGAGCTCGCCGCCGCCCTAGGCAACGACGCCAACTTCGCCACCACCATGAGCACCAACCTGGGCCTCAAGATGGCCAAGTCGGCCAACCTGTCCGACCTGGCGAACATCGCCACCGCGCGCACCAACCTGGGCCTGGGAACGATCGCCCTGCAGAGCGCGGCGGCCGTCGCCATCACCGGCGGCACGATCGACGGTATCAGCTTTGACGGTGGCGCCTTCTAGCCATGGCAAACACCATCCGACACAAGCGCAGCGCTACCGCAGGCGCCACGCCTACGGCCGCGGCGCTGGTCCCTGGTGAGCTGGCAATCAATACCGCTGACGGCAAGTTGTTTACCGAGAAGGATGACAGCACGGTGGTTGAGTTCCAGAGCAAGCAGGAGCTGGGACAGCCGAACGGCTACGCCCAGCTGGACGCATCCGGGCGCGTTCCCCCATCCCAGGCGCCTGTCGTTGGCGAAATCCAAGAGAGCAAGGTTCGCCGCTTTTTCTTCAGCCAGTTATGACCACACTTTTACCGCCAAACTCGACCCCCCTTGAACGCAACGCCGCCGCAGTGATGGCCGTGGTGGGCGAGCTGCCGGTACCGCTGCGCGATCTGATGCGGCCGGCCAGCTGCTCACCTGCCGCCCTGCCCTGGCTCGCCTGGCATATGTCCGTCGACGGCTGGGACGAAGTGTGGACCGATGCCCAGCGCCGTGCGGTGATCGCCAGCGCGTATCAGGTACACCGCGAGAAAGGCACCGCCGGCGCCGTGCGCGCCGCGATCGCCGCCCTTGGCCTCTCGGCTGAGATTTACGAATGGTGGCAGGAGTTGCCTAGGGCGGCGCCGTACACGTTCCGCGTGGAAGTCGATGACGTGGGCGTAACGCCTGAGCTGATGGCATCGGTTCACCAGCAAATCACAGCCACCAAGCCGGTGCGCAGCCACTTCACCGTGCAGCTGATCGCCAGGCCGAAAGACGATCTGTATTTCGGCCTGGCGTACCAGGACACCGTAACCACAACCATTTATCCGAAGCCATGAGCTACTACACAGTACACACTGCCGCCGGCCTGGCCGAATTGGCCGCCGCCCAGGTGGCACAACAGGCCGTTCCGTTCACACACGTTGCCCTGGGCGACGGCAACGGCGCGCCAGTCGTTCCCGATGGCCGCACTTCCCTGGTTCACGAAGTTCACCGCGCCCAGGTGAGCGGCATTCGCCAGCACCCGACCAACCCGGCCTGGTTCATCTTCGAGGCGGCGGTACCGGAATCGGTGGGCGGCTTTACCGTGCGCGAGCTGGCCCTGATCGGCGGGCGCCAGGGCGGCATCTGCATGGCGATCGGCAACTACCCGACCACCGAAAAGCCTCTGCCCGCTGACGGCGCGCCGCGCGCCCTGGTCTTCCGCATGGTGGTGGCGTACGCCAATGCCGCCCTGGTCAACGTGACGGTGGACCCGCAGGCGTTCGTCACGGCGGCCGCCGTGGCGCAGCAGATTGCCGACCACGAAGCGAAGAACGACCCGCACCCGCAGTACACCACGGCTGCCGAGGCTGGCGCCGCAGCGACCGGCGCCGCAGCGGCCGCGGTGGCCGCGCACGAAGCGCAAGCCGACCCCCACCCGCAGTACCTCACGCCAGTGGAGGCGGACGGGATGTACGCGAAGCTCGGCAACCTCTTGACCGCTGATGTTCTCAAGGCCCTGCACGGCGCGCGAGCGCAGCGATTTTTCTACGCATCTGGAATGTAAGGAGTACCACCAATGGCAAACCCTGGATTGCTCGGCAAGGCCAGCCTGGCGAAAGACACGGACACGACGCTGTACACCGTGCCGGCCTCGACCGTGGCAACGGTCAACGTCGCTTTCTGCAACTGCAACAGCTTCCCCGTCACCGTGCGCCTGGCCGTCACCAGCGCTGGCGCGCCGGCGGCATCGGACTACCTGGAATGGGAGGTTCCGCTCGGCACCGGCGCCGCCAGCGTGCTGGAACGCGGCGGCATCGTGATCGGCGCCGGCGAGAACATTTTTGTACGGGCGAGTGCCGGCAACGTGGCGGCGCGCGCAATGGGCTTTATCGAAGCCGCGTAACGACCCCAACCACTGAACTGAGAAAGGAATCCAATGTCACGTAATTTATTAGAGGCCAGTACGGCCGTAACCAACATCACAGCGACAAAGACGGTCGCGCCTGGCTACATGGGCGAGTTCGGCAATGGCATGTGGCGCACATTCCAGGCCAACGGTACGTTCGTCGCCCCTGTTGGCGTAACGAAGGTGCGCGTGCGGGTAGTCGGCGCTGGTGGAGGGGGGCGCACTGCGGGCGCTGGTGGCGCCGGTGGCGGATATGCACATGGCGTGTTCGATATAACGCCTGGCGCTAGCTATAGCGTGGTGGTGGGCGCTGGCGGGGTGGGAGGGGTATCCCCGACAGCAGGAGGATCGTCGTCCTTTGGCGCCCTGATTTCCGCCACCGGCGGTAACGCCAGCACGGGGACTGTATCGGCTGCAGGCGGAACCGGGGTCGGCGGCGACTTCCAGGCCAGCGGCGGCGCAAGCGGCGCACTCGTTGGAACTGCCGGGGGCGGTGCCGGCTCGCAGCTGGGAAACGGTGGATCTTCTCCAGCTATTACTGGCTGTGGTGGCGCAGCTGTCGCTGGCAATTACGCAACTGGCTCGGCAGGAGCCAGCGCGTTCGGCAATCCAACTTCCAACATTGGAGCACCCGATGCCCTTGGTGTCAGCGTGACCGGCAACACGGCAGGATCGAACAACCCCATCAACGCAGTATTCCGCTTTCCGTTCGATGGCTTTGCGGGTGGTGGTGGCGCGGGCAGTGGTGCGGGCGGTTCTGGCGCGGGAGGCGGCAATGGTGGTGCAGGCGGTTTTGGCGGCGGCGGCGGCGGCAATAACGGTGCCGGACCGGCGGGCTCTGGCGGGATTGGCGGCGGCGGCGGCGGCTCTGGCGCCAACGCCACGTACAGCGGCGCCAACGGCGGCCCAGGTCTGGTCATTGTGGAGTGCTAAGCATGGAAAATTTCGCACGCATCGTAGACAACGTAGCGGTGGACGTGTCCACCAACCCCGCCGGGGAATTCCACCCCGATATCGCCATTCTGTTTGTCCAGGTTCCCGACCAGGTGCAACCACAGTGGCAGCTGGTCGACGGCGTATGGTTCGCCCCTGTGGAAACCGATACCGGCGCGCCCATCGAAACCGCACAGAAGCAACCGTCGCCGGTGGAATTCAAGCTGTTGTTCACCGCCGCAGAGCGCGTGGCAATCAAGACCAGCACGGATCCGATCGTCCAGGACTTCTACGAGATCGTGAACGACCCACGGCTTACCTTTGTCAACCGGGCGTTGAAAACGACTCAGGACGCGCTGCACTACCTGGAGGCGTCGGCGTTGATCGGCCCGGGCCGGGCTGATGAAATTTTAACTGCCGAAATCCTCTAATTACGTCGTCCGCGGCCACCACCAGGTGGCCGTTTTCTTTTGTGCCCGCAGTCAGTACAGCACGCGCCGGTTTTGTTACGTGCGCGCGCGGGGCATCCTGCTGGACATCGTTTCACCGCATGACATTGCAGGTCAGTTCATGCAGTGCCACGCCCTTTCAATCCCAACCAGGAGCAAACTAGTATGACTACCGAATTCCGCCATGGCGTTTTCGTCAGTGAAGTCAATGATGGCGTTCGCCCTGCCCCGGCCGTGTCCACGGCCGTGGTGGGGATGGTCGTTACCGCCGATGACGCCGACGCCACCCTCTTCCCGCTCAACACCCCTGTGCTGGTCGCGGACGTTATCAGCGCCGCCGGCAAAGCGGGCGACCAAGGCACCCTGGCGCGCTCCCTGGAAGCGATCGGCGCGCAGACCAAGCCCTACACCATCGTGGTGCGCGTGGACGAAGGCGCCACCGCCGCCGAAACCACCAGCAACATCGTCGGCGGCACCGTGAACGGCCGCTACACCGGCCTCAAGGCGCTGCTGACGGCCGAGGCCAAGCTGGGCATGCGTCCGCGCATCCTGGGCGTGCCAGGCTTGGACACCCAGGCGGTGACCACCGAAATGGCCAGTATTGCCCAGAAGCTGGGCGCCTTCGCCTACGCCAATGCCTACGGCTGCGCGACCAAGGAAGAGGTAGCGGCCTACCGCGCGGGCTTCTCGCAGCGCGAGCTGATGCTGATGTGGCCGGACTTCCTGGCATGGGATACCGCCACCAGCGCCGACCAGGTCATCCCGGCTGTGGCGCTGGCCATGGGACTGCGCGCCCGCATCGACCAGGAAACCGGCTGGCACAAGACCCTGTCCAATGTCGCCCTGAACGGCGCGACCGGCATTTCCAAGGACGTGTACTTCGACATGCAGAACACGGCCACCGATGCCAACTACCTCAACGAGATGGGCGTGACCACGCTGGTGCGCCGCGACGGCTTCCGTTTCTGGGGCAATCGCACCTGTTCTGATGACCCGTTGTTCCAGTTTGAATCCACCGTGCGCACCGCCCAGGTGCTGTCCACGCTGATGGCCGATGGCGTGGCGTGGGCCGTGGACAAGGGCATTCACCCGTCGCTGGCAAAGGACATCGTGGAGTACGTCAACGGCAATATCCGCCAGCTGGTGCGCGAGGGCCGCCTGATCGGCGGTTCCTGCTGGGTCGATCCGGCGGCCAACTCGGCCGACCAGCTGGCCGCCGGCAAGCTGGCGATCGACTACGACTACACCGATGTGCCGCCGCTGGAAAACCTGAACCTGCGCCAGCGCAAGACCAACCGCTACCTGGCCGACTTCGCGGCCCAGCTGGCGGCCGCTTAATCCCCATCACCGAGAAGGAAAACACATGGGACTGCCTAAGAAACTCAAGAATTTCAACGTGTTTGACAGCGGCGCCAGCTACATGGGCCAAGTGTCCGAGGTACAGCTGCCCAAGCTGTCGCGCAAGATGGAAGCATGGCGCGGCGCCGGCATGAGCGGCGAGGTGGAAACCGACCAGGGCATGGAAGTGATGACCATGGAACACACCTACGGCGGCATCATGCGCTCGATCCTGGAACAGTGGGGCGTGCTCAAGCATGACGGCGTGCAGCTGCGTTTTTCCGGCGCCTACCGCGCCGAGGACAGCGACAAGTACGACACCGTGGAAGTGACCGTGCGCGGCCGCCACAAGGAAATCGACATGGGCACCGCCAAGATGGCCGGCGAAACCGCCTTCAAGGTCAACACCACGCTGAGCTACTACAAGCTGGTCATCAACGGCGAGGACGTGCTCGAGATTGACGTGCTGGCCGGCGTGGAAAAGGTCAAGGGCGTGGACCGCCTGGCCGACGAACGCAAGGCCATCGGCCTGTAACCCCCTGCCGTCCGCCTCCAGGTGGACGGCCTCCCCCCATCCAAAGGAACCATCATGCAAAACAAGATCACCGAAACCGTCATCCTGGACACTCCGCTGCAGCGCGGCGACAGCCAGATCACCAGCATCACCCTGCGCAAGCCAAATGCCGGCACGCTGCGCGGCACCACGCTGCAGGACCTGGTCTGCCTGGACGTAAACGCGCTGGCCAAGGTGTTGCCGCGCATTTCCGAGCCCACCCTGACCGAACACGACGTCTACCAGCTCGATCCGGCCGACCTGGTGCAGCTGGGGACGGCGTTTGCCGGTTTTTTGGCACCGAAGGCCGCGCTTGCCCAGCTGGCCTCCCAAACCGCGTAGAGGACGCCATGGCCGACCTTGCGGTGGTGTTCCACTGGCCACCGCAGGCGATGTACCGGTTCAGCCTGGCCGAGCTGGTGGAGTGGCGTGAACGCGCACGAGAACGACACGAAAGCGATAAATGAACGACCTCAAACTGAGGGTGGTGTTCGGCATGGTCGATGCCGTAACCCGCCCTTTTCGCGCCATCAATGCCAGCAGCCGTCAGCTGGCCGGCACGCTCCGGCAGTCGCGCGGCGAGCTGAAAGAGTTGGAAAAGACCCAGAAGAACGTGGCCGCCTTCCGCGAGCTGCACGCCGGCATGCGCAGCACGTCCACTCAGCTGCAGGCCGCGCAGCAGCGCGTGGCCCAGCTGGCGGCCACCATGAACGCCACCGCCAGCCCGACCAGGGCCATGGTGCGCGAATTCAACGCCGCCAGGAATGCGGCCGGGCAGCTGCGCACCACGCATGAACGCCAGCAGCAGCAGCTGCAGGCGCTGCGCACCACCCTGTCCGGCGCCGGCATCGACACGCGCAACCTGGCGCAGCATGAGCGCGACCTGCGCGCCCGCGTCAGCGCCGCCACGGGCGCCATCGCCGCCCAGCAGTCCCAGCTGGGCCAGCTGGCCGCGCGCGAGCGCGCGCTGGCCGAAGCGCGCGAGCGCATGAACGCCTCCCAGGGCAAGGCGGGCAAGATGGCTGCCGTGGGCGCCGGGATGCTGGGCGCTGGCGTGGCCACCGGGGCCGCGCTGAAAGTGCCGGTCACGGACTACGCCAAGGCCGAGGATTCGGCCACCCAGCTGAAAGTGTCACTGATGCGCGCCGGCGCGGTGGTGCCGCCCGAATTCGAGAAGATCAACGCCCTGGCCATGAAGCTTGGCGACAAGCTGCCTGGCACCACGTCCGACTTCCAGGACATGATGACCATGCTGAATCGCCAGGGCATCAGCGCGCAGGCGATCCTGGGCGGCATGGGCGAGGCCACGGCCTACCTGGGCGTGCAGCTGAAGAAGGCGCCCGATGAGGCGGCCGAGTTCGCGGCCAAGATGCAGGACGCCACCCGCACCACCGAAAAGGACATGCTGAGCCTGATGGACGTGATCCAGCGGGCGTTTTACCTGGGCGTGGACGACAACAACATGCTGCAGGGATTCTCCAAGCTGGCGCCGGCAATGGATACCATCAAGCAGAAAGGCCTGGAAGGGGCCAAGGCGCTGGCGCCGCTGCTGGTGATGGCCGACCAGGCGGGCATGAAGGGCGAGGCGTCCGGCAACGCCTTCCGCAAGATTTTCCAAATGTCCCTGGACAGCAAGAAGATCGGCAAGGCTAACAAGACCCTGGGCGCTGGCCAGCAGCTGAACTTCACGGACGGTAAGGGCGAGTTCGGCGGCCTCGACAAGATGTTCGAACAGTTCGACAAGCTCAAGGGCCTGACCACCCAGAAGCGCCTGGGCGTGCTGAAGGAGGTGTTTGGCGACGACGCCGAAACGTTGCAGGCCGTCGCGCTGCTGATGGAAAAGGGCGTGGCCGGCTACCAGGAAGTGCAAGGCAAGATGAACGCCCAGGCCTCGCTGCAGGAGCGTGTGAACACCCAGCTGGGCACCCTGAAAAACCTGTGGGAAGCAACCACCGGCACCTTCACCAACGGCCTGGTGGCCCTTGGCGAAACCGTTGCGCCGGAGCTGAAAGCGCTCACCACCTGGCTGGGCGAGGTGGCCCAAGGCATGGGCCAGTGGGCACGCGAGAATCCGCGCCTGGCGGGCGCCCTGATGAAAACGGTCGCCGTGCTGGCCATCATCCTGGCCGCCGGCGGCGCGCTGCTGCTGATGCTGGCCAGCGTGCTGGGGCCGTTCGCGGCAATCCGCTTTGCCCTGACCACGCTGGGCCTGCAGGGCGGCATCTTCGCCGGCGTGCTGCGCCTGCTCACGGGCGGCATCACCATGGCCGGGAACGCCATCATGTTCCTGGGCCGCGCGCTGCTGATGAACCCGATTGGCTTAATCATCACCGGCATTGCCGTGGCCGCGTACCTGATCTACCAGTATTGGGAACCCATCAAGGGCTTTTTCTCCGGCATCTGGGACCGCATTACGCAGGCATTTAGCGGCGGGATCCTGGGCGTGTGCAAGTTGCTGGCGGACTGGTCGCCCATGGGCCTGTTCTACCAGGCATTCGCGGCCGTCATGAACTGGTTTGGCTTTGAAATGCCCAGCAAGTTCTCCGAGTTCGGCAGCAACCTCATTTCCGGCCTGGTCAACGGTATCACCGGCGGCCTGGGCGCGGTCAAGGACGCCATCAGCAGCGTGGCGGACGGCACCGTGTCCTGGTTCAAGGAAAAGCTGGGCATCCACTCCCCTAGCCGCGTGTTTGGCGAGCTGGGCGGGTTCATCAGCGAAGGCGCGGCGCTGGGCATCAACGGCGAGAAGGCCAAGGTGGCCAAGGCCGCGGTCGGGCTGGCCAGCGCGGCCGTCGACGGCTTCTCGCCGGCGGGCGGATCGACAGGCCTGTCGATCGACACCCGCGCATCGGCCGCGCGCGCTGGCGGATCGTCAGGCTTGTCGATCGACACCCGCGCACCGCTGGCGGCCGCGCGCGGCGCCGGCGCGGCCGCGCCAGGTGGCGACACCATCACCATCACCATCAACCCCGGCCCCGGCAGCGATCCGGAAGCCATCGCGCGGGCCGTGCGCGCCGAGCTGGACAAGCGCGATCTGATGAAGCGCGCCCGCTACGGTTCGCGCCTGAGCGATTAAGGAGTACCTATGCTGATGTCTCTTGACCAATTCGTGTTTGGCATGTCCACGCTGGCCCACCAGGAGCTGCAGCGACAGACCCAATGGAAGCACGCCAGCAATGCCCGCGTGGGTGCCCGCAACGGTCGCCAGTTCACCGGACCAGGCGACGACACCATCACCATTTCCGGCGTGCTGGTGCCGGAGCTGGCCGGCAAGCTGGCGTCCCTGGATGACCTGCGCGCCATGGCCGACAAGGGCCAGGCCTATGTGCTGGTCGACGGGGCCGGGACGGTGTACGGCGCATACCTCATCACCGGGATGCACCAGACCGGATCCAACATCGGCAGAACGGGCGTGCCGCGCCGGGTGGACTTCTCCATTACCCTGGAGCGCACCGACGACAACCGGGCCAGTTCGATGGCGCAGAGCAGGAGCCGGCCATGAACGCGCACAGCGCCGGCTTCACCGTTACGCTGGACGGGCGCGACCTGACCAGCGTAATCGACCCCAGGCTGATGCGCCTGTCGATCCGCGAATGCCGCGCCGACGAGGCGGACACGCTTGACCTGGTGCTGGACGACAGCGACGGCATGCTGGAGATTCCCAAGCGCGGCGCCGTGCTGTCCGTGGCCATCGGCTGGAGTGGCCAGGCGCTGGTGCCGAAGGGCTCGTTTACCGTCAACGAGGTGGAGCACGCTGGCACGCCGGACACCATCACCGTGCGCGCCCGCAGCGCGTCCATGACCAAGGGCATGGGCCAGCGCCAGGAGAAAAGCTGGCACGACCAGACCATTGGCGATATGGTGCGCACCATCGCCGGGCGCCACCAGCTCACGCCCAAGGTGGGCGACCAGCTGGGCAAGATAAAAATCCCGCACATCGACCAGACCCACGAAAGCGATATGTCGTTCCTGACGCGCCTGGCGCGGCGCTATGACGCCGTGATGACAGTGAAAGAGGGCAACCTGCTGTTCCTGCCGATCGGCCAGGGCTTGACGATGAGCGGCCAGGAGCTGCCCGCCATCGAGCTGACGCGCCGGGATGGCGACCGCCACCGCTACCACATTTCAGAGCGCGAGAACTACAGCGCGGTGCGCGCCTACTGGCACAGCAACGGCGAGAAGAAGCGCCATACCGTGGTGGTGGGCGGCGAGGACAATCACAACGTCAAGGTGCTGCCGGAAAACTACGCCAGCCAGGCCGAGGCCGAGGCGGCCGCCACGGCCGAATTTGAGCGCACCAGGCGCAGCCAGGCCACGCTGAACTACACCCTGGCCATGGGCGAGCCTGCCCTGCGGCCGGAGGTGCCCGTGGCCGTTTCCGGCTTCAAGCCGGAGATTGACGACACGGACTGGCTGGTGCAGCTGGTCACGCACACCTTGGACGATTCTGGCGGCTACACCTGCGATCTGGAGCTGGAAGTGATGGACGACCCGGTCACGAAGCGCCACCGTTCCAATTTCCGCAAGGGCGGCAATTAGACGCCTCTGTCCTGCCACACACCAACCCGCCCACGTGGCGGGTTTTTCTTTGCCTGCGCGCTGCCGGACAAAAACAACACAACTGTTGTTTGTCATCCAAAATAAACACAACACAAGTGTTGATAATTAAACAGATGTGTTTTATAATAGCTTCACTGATTAACGAAAAGGAGGCGTATGAAATACAGCGAGTTCCGGCGGTGGCTGGAACGGCAGGGAGCAACATTCACCCCCGGCAAAGGCAGTCACCACAAGGTTGTTTTGAACGGTAAGCGATCCGATTTCCCCGACCACGGCAGCAAAGAAATAGGCAAGGGACTAGCGGAGAAGATCAAAAAAGACCTAGGCCTGAAGTAAGAAAACCCCGAAAGGGGTTTTCCGACTCGCTGCACATACACTCTCTCATACCTTGAAAGGAAGAAACTATGTTGAACTACCCTGTAACCCTGACCCCCGACACCAACAACACAGTCTTGGTCGGCTTCCCCGACTTCCCGGAGGCCAACGGCGTGGGTGACAACGTGGACGAGGCGCTACATGACGCGGTTGATGCGCTCATCACAGTCGTGGACATGTACTTTGACGACCGCCGCCCGGTGCCGCTTCCATCCGCGCCGGATGCAGGCCAGTACACCGTCGCCCTGCCTGCGTTGGCAACGGCCAAAGTGCTGCTGTGGAATGAAATGCTCAAGCAGCGTCTGCGCAAGGCCGATCTGGCCCGCAAGCTGGACGTGCACCAGCCGCAGGTCGACCGCCTGTTCGACCTGCGCCACTCGTCCAAGGTGGAGCAGGTGGAGCAAGCCGCCATCGCTCTGGGCCGCCGCCTGAACGTGGAGCTGGTATGAGCAACGCCCTGGCATACCTCATCGAACTGGTCGAGGACGGCATGGAATACCCGGACGCCGAATTCAAGGCAGCACGCAAATTTCAAGTGCCGGCGGATGAACTGCGGGACGATTACGACCGGCTAATGGGCGCGCGACTTGGTCTTCGAGCACAGTTCATGTGACTATGCGTTTCCATCAACAACTTAGGAGACACACATGGCAAAAGTTTTGCGCTTCTGGACCATTCAGGGCAGCGACGGCAAGACCTACATCGTGGAAGAAGTGGAAGTGCCCGGCCCGATAAGCCGGCCACTCAGCGGTGTGGCCCGCGCGTTGTCCACTGGACAGGTCGAGTATGTCCTGGCCGATGGCACCGACTTATTCGACGACACGCCGGGCATGTGGGAAACGCCATGGGGGGCGATGCTGAAAAAGCCCATCGACCTCTAAGAACGAGCCGGCCGCGTTGCCGGCGCGGCGTTTTTAACTTTATGGGGCGACATAATCATGCAGAGTGTCACTATCGACACGGCCAAGACCCTGGTGGGGTCCGCCACCGTCACGCGCGCCATCGTGCAATGCTTTGACGGCCGCCGCTGGGCCATCGTGCTGCGCGGCCGCGAGGAATATGTACTGCGCTCCAAGCGCGAGAGTCCCAAGGCTTACGCCAGGGTGGAAACCGCCCTGGATGAATTGAAGGGCATGGGTCTGCGCCATGCGGAGGTGGACTTTACGAAGTGGCACCGCGACCAGACCGCGCTGGGGGACGTATGAAGTACAGCTATACGATCACGCCGCGCCCGGCCGAGCTGGGCGGCGGCTGGCGGCTACGGCTGCTTGAGGACGGCGAGGAAGTCGGCGGCGGCGTGTTCCCTGTGGAGCAGGACGAGGCCGCCGGCATGGTCTGGTGGAATGGTCTGCAGGAGCGCGAGCGGGCGTGGTGGCTGGAGCGTGCTGTGGAACGCGGCGCGTTAGGCACGGCCGCAGATGGCTACCTATCGTATCTGCTGGCCGAGGCGCACGCCGACGCGGAAGATACGGCCTGCGAATGGCTGGATAGTCGGGAGTAAGGGGGAAAGCCCTGGGCGCAATGTCCAGGGCTGAGAAGGGAAAGAATCAGCGCACCGACTGCACGGAGGCATGGCAGTAGCCAATGAACTCGATGCGCTCCACGTCTTCGCGCGGCACCACATCGACGGAATAGGCCGGATTGTCGTTCGACAGGCGCACCGAGCCGTCCCACATGCGCTGGACGCGCTTGAAGCGCACCGTGTCGGCATCGCGGAAGCGCACCAGGTACACGCCGTCCGAATCGCGCGGGCGGCGATCCACCACCACCATCTGGCCATCCTGAATGGCCGGGATCATCGAATCGCCCGCTGCGCGCACCATCACAGTGTCATCGACGGTCAGGCCTTCCTGGGCCAGCCACAGGCGCGGCACCTTCCAGGCGCCGTCCTTGCTGGTCGAATGGAAGGTGGCCATGTCCAGAACCGGCAGATCCACATAACCCGGCACCTCGCCCACATCTTCCAGAATAATGCCGGCTACACCAGGCGGCACCACTTCGGCTTCAACCAGCTCCGGCCCCGTACCACGATTGAGGATCAGCCAGTCCAGGCTGATGTTGTGCTGCAGGGCGATCTGGATGGCTTCGGCGATCGGCACCATGCCGCGCGCACGCCAGCCAGCGGGCGTACTACGGCTCTTGCCGAGGTAGTTGGCCAGCTCGTCATCCTTAGAAAAACCCAGCACCTTTTTCATCCGGTCGATTATTTCTTGAACGAAGATCTGTTTTGTTTGCATATGTAGATTTTAAGATTGCGATTCATCGACGAAAAGACTGTACGGAGCCGGGAGTAGAGCGTAGAATTTTACGTCACGCAACAAATATTTACGTTTCCACACCAAAACTCACGAAACGTAATTAATTCTCACACATTCTCACGCATTGTAACGAACACAGACTAGGAAATGAAGACTGAAAGCACAAAAGATCGTCGCGTCCCGATCCCGCTGACCCAGGCAGAAGACGAGCAGCTTGAGCAAATCCGCAAGGATGAAGCCCGCAGCCGGCAGTCCATGGCCGGGATTATCTACCGGTTAGGCCTGAAAGCCTATAAATCTCAGCAGCAGCCGCAGCCAAATTGACAATAGTAATAACAAGGCCGGGGGGCTTTTTATTACTCAACCAGTTAAATATGAGCCTGCGAATCATTATCCGTTGTCCTCACTGTAAAGAGCGCGTCGTCGCCCGTAGCAGTCAGGAAAAGACCGCCACCATGCGCGAAATTACGTACCAGTGCCTGGATCCGGAATGCGGCTACACCTATGTGGCTTCGCTGGAAATCGTGCGCGGCCTATCCCCTTCCGGCAAGCCAAGCGGCGCCGTGCGCGTGCCCATGTCCCAGCATATCCGGGAGCGTGTCATGCAGCAGATGCAGCTGGAGATTTAACACAGACCGAACTGAGCCTATGTCTATCAATGCCCTTGCCTGCAGCGCCATGAGTTTCCTGCGGGGCCATGAAGCCGAACACCTCACCCCTGATCTGCCGCGCCTGGCCGACCGCTGTATCGCGCACCTGGTCGCCACTTGCGCCGTGTCCCATGCCGCGGCGCACATCGCCACCATGCAGGCCATGGGCGAGCTGGAGGCCCGCCACTGCAAGGCCAGCATCGACTGCACCCGCACCACCAGCTTTACCCTGTTCCTGAACGACGAACAGGGCCGCCCGCTGGTGATGACGGTGGCCGAGCTGGTCCACCTGGTCAGGGAGGCCAAGCCGTTGATGCGACCCACTCCAGGCTGACCCAATCCCAAAGAAACACCACGCTTTGCTGCTGCGCTTGTCGCCGCGGCTAAGCCCTTTTCACGTTTACGAACTGGCAAAGACCGGAAAAAGACCCCTAAAAATGGCCTCGATTGACGAACTCAAACGCCTCATTGACCTGCGCGACCTGGCTGACCGCCTGGGCCTGAAACAGGGCAAGGGCGGCGACGACGCCCTGTATCACTCCCCGCATCACCCGGACAAAAACCCCTCGCTGTCCATCTTCGTGAATCACCCCAAGCACGGCACAGGCTGGAAGGACTGGAGCAGTGACGAGGGCGGATCCTGCGTCGACCTGGTCATGTACGTCAACGGCTGCACGCTGGCCGAGGCCATGCGCTGGCTGCACGAAACCTACGCCATCCCGTTCAGCACGCCCGACCGCAAGGACCAGCCGAAGGAGCCCAAGAGCCGCGCCGAATACATCGCGGACAAGGCGCTGGCCGAGCGCGAGAAGTGCCGCGCCTACCTGAACGGCCGTGGAATCAGCAATGAAGCCATCAACGCCGCCTTCCGCGCCAACACGCTGGGCTACAACGACTGGCACAGCGACACGAAGGCACCCGGCAACGTGGGGCATGGCGGCCCTGGCGTGGCCTTCATTGTGCATGCACCAGGTACGCGCCGCGTGGTGGCGGTGGACATGCGTTTCTTCGATGCCGAGCTGAATGGCGGCGTCAAGACGCAATGCCAGGGCGAAAAGGACAGCTATGGCTGGACGGCGGACCCACGCAAGCTGGAACGCGCCGAAACCGTCTATATCGTGGAAAGTCCGATCAACGCGCTGTCGATCGACACGTGCGATAAGCCGCGCGCGGCCGCCTTCGCCATTCGCGGCATCGCCAACCTGCGCCTGATCGACTGGACGTTCCTGCGCGGCAAGCACGTCACCCTCTGCCTGGACAACGATCAGCCCTTCCCCGAAGGCCACCACCGCGCCGGCCATCGTCCTGGCCCCGAAGCAATGTGGGAGCTGTACGAAATCCTGACCGCCCTGAACATCAGTGCCCTGCTGGTGGACCAGGCTGGATGGGAGAACGACAAGGGCGAGCCCATCAACGATGTGAACGACTACCTGCAGGCGCACGACGCCCGCAAGCTGTCCAAGGCGCTGGACGAGGTGGAGCCGTGGCTGATCCCGGGCCTGCCTGGCGAAGCGGGCACCATGGGCAAATCCCGCCTGTACCTGCCGGCCCACGACTTCGCGCAATACTGGCGCTACCGCGTGCGCCCCGACTTCACCTACTACGTCAAGCGCAAGGCCGACGACGAGGAGGACATGCCGCAGTTTGAGGATCTGTGCGGTTTTCGGGTAGCCTCCCTGTCCCGCGTGACGGTGGCCAGCGCCTCGTCCACCATGACCGGCGACGCTGACCCCTCCCCCGCCATCTTCTTCTCCATCACGGTGCAGACCGCGCGCCACGGTCCGCAGCTGGTGCGCGATGTGATGACCGACCGCCAGGTGCATAACCTGGCGCAGTGGGCCCAGTTTGGTCCGATCTACGAGCCGAAACGCTTCTCCCGCATGCTGAACATCATGGAACGCACGGCTCACCTGGGCGCGCGCAATGCGGCCAATTTCGTCGGCCTGGCATGGCTGAACGGTCGCCTTGCCGTCAATGAAGGTCCGGACTGCTACTTCACGTCGCCGGAGCAGCAATGTCCTTACTCCACCCTGACATTCCCGTCCGGCCAGGTGCAGGACGCCGCCAAGGTGATCCGCGCCTACCAGACCACGTTCCTGGAGAACGCCGCGGCCATCCCCCTGGTATGGGCGCTGGGCGGCCACCTCAAGGCCATCCTGGGCTTCTGGCCACACATCACCATCCAGGCCGACAAGGCTGCCGGCAAGTCCACGCTCACCAAGGCCCTGGAGCGCACCCTGGCCATCACGATGTTCTCCGGCCAAAGTCTGGAATCGGACTATCGCCAGCTGACCACCATCTCCCACACCAGCCACCCGGTGGGCTGGGAAGAACTGAGCGCCCGCAAGCAGGAAGTGATCGACAAGGCGGTGGGGCTGCTGCAGGAAGCCTACCAATACACCGTGACCAAGCGCGGCGCCGCCATGACGCAGTACATGCCGTCCGCCCCCGTGCTGCTGGCCGGCGAGGACGTGCCCGTGCGCAGCCTGCTGGGCAAGCTGGTGCGCACCGACCTGAACGGCAAGAAGAACGCCAAGCTGCCGGCGGATCTGCCCCGCTTCCCCCTGCGCCAGTGGCTGCAGTTCCTGGCCGATCTGAACCGTACCGACGTGCTGGCCAAGTACGAGGAAATCCTGACCTACGTCATGCGCCATAGTCGCGGCGCCGCCGGCGACGATGGCGCTACCCGCATGGCTGGCAACTACGCCGCCATCCTGCTGGCCTGGCGCTACCTGACCGAGTTTGCCGGCGTGGACGGCCGCGAAGGTAACTTCGGGCAGGATCTGATCGCGCAAATGAACGCGCACCTGTCCGAATCCACACAGGACCGCTCGCCATGGGTGTGGATCATGGAAACGGTCCTGTCCGAAATGGACGCCGGACGCTTCCACCACCCCAACCGCTTCGACCCGGTGGACGGCGAGGCCTGCCTGCTGATCCGCCCGGCCCACATCATCGACCACTTGGCCACGTCCACCCATCTGCGCGAGAAGTGGAACGGCCTACCGGTCAAGTCGCCAAACGTGTTCAAGAAGCAGCTGCGCCAGGCCGGCGTGATCCATGGGGAAGCCGAGTACGAGCGCACGATCGGCGGCAAGCGCGTGTCGCACCTGGTGGCGCTTAGCCTGAAAGAGCTGGCCAGGTTCGGCCTATCAGTTGCGGTGCGCAAAGACCCGCACGAGAACAACTAGGGAGCACACATGCCGCAATCTTGCATCAGCTGCCGGTGCTTCACGGTCAAGCACCGGACGCAGCACGAGCGAAGCGACAAGGCCATGCGCGCCCAAGGCTTCGGGCGCTGCGCCCTGGAGGATATGCCAGGGCGCTATGTGTCGGCCGTCGCGCCGCGCCAGTGCAACAAGCACGACCCTATCCAACCTGACCTGGTGCAGCAGCGCCAGGCCTACCTGGCCCAGCAGCACCAGATTTATCTGACCACCCCCTGAAAGGAATCACATGAGTACGACTCCGGCACAGACCACGCCCCCCGTTATGAAGAAAAAAGTTCGGGTTACGACCGTGAAAGAGTTTGAGATTGAACTTACTCCGTCCATGCTGGGCCGCATGTCGGAGGCCGAGTACCTGGAATCATTCAGGAGCGGCCTGTGGCACATCGACAGCATGGAGGATGTGGTGATGTACGCGGCAAAGATGGCAGCAATGTACGGCGGCGGGTATCAGCACGATGGCCTGGGCTTGCTCGATACCAGGAACACAATCTACCCGCGCGTGCCGGATGTGAAGTACCACGAGCTTGATGAGGAAACCGAAACGGAATTCATCGACTAGACAGCAAAAAGGCCACCGTTCTGGTGGCCTTTCGCTTTAGTGACCTGCCTACTTCCGCTTCGCTTTTTCCTCATCAATCATTCTCCGCATGGCCATGCCCGTGGCAGCCGCCCGGCTCAATCCCATGTTAGCGGCAAGCTGGTCGAACTCTTCCAGGATGCCCGGATCGAGCGTCATCGTGACAGGTTCCTTGCGCCTGCGCAGAGCGCGCGGCAAGGCAGGGGCAATCTCTGCGGCGACTGCTGGTGCAGCCGCAGGCGCTACGGGCGCTGCTGGCTTCTCGTCCGGCGCGTTGCCGATGAAGGCGGCGGCCTGTTCCTCTGAAAGCGCGGGCCTGGTCGGCTTCGTGGGCATTTTCCTTTGCTGTGTCATTAATGTAATCCTTATGTTTTCTTGATGCTTGTTAAGCATCATGTTGATGTACACATGATGCAATTACGATGTGTTAAGACTGGCTGTAATCCAGAATGTACTGAACCAGCTTGGCCACCTCGTCACGGGCCTTCGCGTCCACCGGCTTGTATTCATGGATGTTCAGGCCGGCGGCGCTGGCGCGGTCGATGGCCACCCGGTTGCCCAGGCGAACAGGCGCGACCGGGAAGCCCATAGATTCAATGTCGGCAATGGCCGTGGCGTTGTCTGAGTTTTCGCCATCGTCCGCCTTGGCCATGTTCAGGAACGGAATGACCTTGATATCACGCAGCTCCTGGGCTTCCTTGACCAGCTCGACCATGTTCTCGTATGCCCACAAGTCATAAGCGCGCGGGGCAAACGGCACCACCAGCACGTCCGTGACTGTCAAAGCCGCGCGCAGCGCGCCGGAATCGCGCGCGCCTACGTCGATGATGGTGTGGTCGAACTGTGGCGACTGCAGGCGCACCTGGGCGCGCAAACTTCCACCGTCCGATAGCTCTGTGGCCGCGATCCCTGGGAAACCCGCGTTGAGGCGGTTTGTCAGCGACAGCAACGCCGATGTTTGTTTTTTGTCACCATCGACAACCCACGGGCGCAATCCCTGCAGAGCAAAGCCGGTCGAGATCTGGACGGTGCTGGTGGACTTACCGACGCCGCCCTTGGTGTTTGCTACAGTAAAAATTGTCATATCATCCCTACCTTATGTTGATATCAAGTTGATTTTAACTATGCGTCAAGAATACATCAAGACTGCATTGCATTTACATTACATCATTCAAACTCTGGGTCTTGCCCGGCCGCGAAGGCTTCGACGGTCTGCAGCACGGCCTGATATGAGTCCAGCAACTCATGCACGGCTTGGCGAACATGCACCACCTCACCGCGTTCGCAGTCTTTGCTGTGCAGCTGCGCCGCGATGGTCTTGGCCTGAGTCCAAGAAAAGCTGCGGGCCAAGTGCGGCTTGCAGGGACGCGGGTTGAAAACATGCAAGCCATCCGGCGATGCGTCAAAGGTCAGGCAGACTTTCTTGAAGCGCACCACATAACCGCCGGCCAGCTCCATGCTGTCCAGGGCAGTCAGCGCCTTCTCATACTCGGCAATTGCGTCTTTGGTTTCTTGCAGCAGGTCGTTCATATCGGATCCCCTCTCGTCTATGCCACGCATTGGCAGGTTATGGACTATGCACAAATCACATCATACATACATCACCTATACATCAACTTAATGTATAAGTTGATGCAACAATACATCAACTTAATGTGTAATGCAAGTTGATGTATGTTTGATGTATGGATTGCGCAACGACGAGCTGGCACCTGCGGCCGCCGGGCCAAGCCGGTTCTTGGGGCCGGGCGCCTACTTTTCCTTTGGCGAGGTACACACATCTCAAAAAACCCGTGGATATGCCCCCGATTTTGAGCTAAGTCTTTGATTCTGGAGCAACTACCATCCACGGCAGGCACTCGGTTTTCCACGAACTACCCCTGTTTTTCCACGGGTTTTGTTCCGGCCCCACCGCCCGGCCCGCCCGCTCTCTTCTTCTTCTTTCTTTAAGTTATTGAAAAGAAAGAAGAAATAGGGCAAGGAAGAAAAGAAGCCCAAGCGCACCGATCCACGGATTCCATCCTGTTTTCCACGACTTTTCCCAACTGCCTAAATTTTCATCCACGGATTTTTCCAGTGGAAACAGGCATTTCCGTGGATTCCACGAAAACGTAAATTGAGCAAAATCAATAACTTAAGCCCGGATTTCGCGCAATCCACGAATCCACGGAGTTTTCTCCCTATGCCTGCTTTTCGGACTCGATCGCTTCCCAGCCCTACACCTGGTGCGCAAAACCGCCCCTGCGCGCATCAATCCGCATCAATATCCGGCAGGCCCGAATGACTGGAAGCCTTACAGCTGGCTGCATCCGCGCAAAATCGCCCGGTGCATCATTTCCGAGGGGACGAAATAAGCCGGAGGCGTGGAGGGGCCTGCGAAATCCCGGAAAGGGGTAGGTCATGAGAAGCCGCCAGAGGCCCTACAAGCGCATCGTGGCGTCCGAGGTGGCTACGGCCGAGCTCGCAGCAAATAACCGCACCTGATGCGTTGTAGTGTGTCCTATTGGGATTCCGCGCTAACGTTCAGCTCTTACCGCGCGCCCGTCGGCGCTTGGTTCCGGTCCCAATCGCGCTGCGCGCGACGCTAACGCGCCCCTCCGGGGTTGTGCCGGCTGCGTTACGAAGGTTTTCCCATGAATGGGAAACCCAGCCCACGCGGTGGCCAGCGGCCAGAAATGGGCCGTTGCCTGACAAACGGGGTTAGCCTCGCTGTGAGATGAGGTGATGAGCTGGGCGCCGCGTCCCGTGAGGGTGCGGGGTTTCGTCCAGCGTGAACGGGGCGCAGGTGCCCGTAGCCCTCGCCGGGGTTTGGCGAGGGTGAGCCGGTAGGAGCCGGGCCGGTAGGCCTTGGCCGCTTGCGGCCAACTCCGTAGCCCGGCGAAGGTCTGCGCAACCGGCCCTTGACCGTTGATCTGAGCATGTTGAGGTTATAAGGCCGGCCTGCCGGCCGTACCTTGTGCGCCGCGAAGCGGTGCAGTCATTTTCCTTCTTGGCTAGTGATTGTGGTGGTGGTTGAGTAACAACTTAATAGGGCAAATACTCGTAGGAAATCGTCAGAAACCCGCGCCAGTGCTGAGTCTTGACGATTCCGTGGTTACGCATGACGGTGCGTAGAACTACGCATGGCGGTGCGTAGTCTTGCGCATCTGGGTGCGGTGGTGATGACGTTGAGCGAAAGCCCAGGCACTTATTCTTTCGGTCATGTGAGCAATGACGCCGACAGTGAACGAAAGAGTAAGAGCTTGTCTTTGCGGAGAGACGAAAAGCTACGCACTCGAATGCGTAGTGTCATACACATTAGCGGTAAACCCATACGGTGATTAGGGCAAATTCACGACGTCGCGATGCAAAACCCATGTTATCATGGGTGCATTGCAATGTTTATTTGGGCGGGGGAGTTTATGGGAACTGCAAAAAATATAACGTTGCCGGCACAGGACGAGGCGGTGGCAGATGGTCGCGGAAACAAGTCCCAAGGCTGGCTGCAGTCGGATAAGGCCGCGCACCAGGCAATGTGGAAACTTGGGATCAAGCATCCGATGGCGTTGGCCGTGCTGCACTTCATGGTTTCCAAGTTGTCACGCGGCACAAATGGCGTGGTTATCAGCGCGGCCGCGCTCGCCAAACAGATGGGGATTGCACCCAGGACTGTACAAAACACCATCTCCGTTTTGCGGGATTGCAAGTTTGTTCAGGTCTTGAAGTCCGGAAATGTCAATGTTTACATCATCAATTCGCGCGTGGCGTGGCAGGGCGACCGCGGCATGCGCTATGCCTCTTTCAATGCGCAGATATTGGTTGATGAGTCCGAACAGGCCCAACCTGTTGACGAGCTGATAGAGCAAGCCAACGAGCTGATGCAGGTTCCGGTGATGCACTTCAATGAAGAAATACAATTGGATGCCATCGACCCACCGCCGCCGCCACGGCAGGGGAGTTTGCTCCCGCCGGAGTCAGACGAGTAACACCGCGCTTAATCCTGCGGCTTGGCGATGTATATTATTTGACAGCTTGTGTAAAAAAAGTACGCCGCGTGTCATACCCCTACGACAGACCCAATGCAACGCCGGAACGGCTGGCCGTCGAACGGGATCGTTCGCGCGGTGATCACTTCTGCGGGGCCGCATCCAGGCTGTAATCGTTGAAGCGCACCACCTCATCCCCCAGCCAGTCGTTCAGCTGCAGGAACCGGTCTTGCAGCGGTTTGATTTCATTTCGTCCGAACACGCGCGCGGCGGTCGCCGGGTCGCTGAATCCGCCCGTATTGCTCGGCACCACGCCCAGCAGCTGCGGCGGGATCCGGTGGGCGGCCAGCATGTCGTCACGGCTCACGTTCTTGATGTTGAAAAACTCGTCCTTGGCGGTCACTTCGGACACGGGGATAAGCTGGATGCCGTCTTTCTTCCCGTTCGGGGCATACATGAACAGGTTGCGGAAGTTGCCCGGCCCCTTGCTGTCTTTCAAGGCCTGGCGCAGCGCGTTGACGTCCGCCTCGCTGTGGGCCGGATCCGTCATGTACAGGATGAAACCGGCATGGGATCCGTTCTCGTAGTAGCGCCGGCGGAAGAGGGTGGCCGATTCGTTCAGCCAGGCCGAGTGCAGCGCGCCCAGGTATTCCGGCAGGCCATACACTTCCTGGTTGATGTCCGGCGTCATCAGGTGGAAGATCGACCCGGGCTTGAATTCGTGTTCTTCACCAGAGCCGTCCAGGAAGAAATACTGGCCATCCTTTAGGCCGCGGCGCGTGTACTTGGCCAGCGACGGCACCAGCTGCAGAGCGCGCCCCAGCATGTTGTCTTTGCGTTCCAGGTAGCTGTTGCCAAAGGAAACTTGATCGAGCGCGAAACGGCCGAAGGCTTCCCGCGACAGCAGCTTGTGCGGGATGAAGGTGGACGCCAGGACATTGGCCTTGAAGTACAGCGCGGAGGCGTGGTGCGTGCCGGCGCGGAACGACTTGGCCAGGCCGCCAAAATTCACCGGCGGTTCGTACCAGCGGCCATTGGCCAGGCACTCCACGTAGTTCAGGATCTCGGCCCGGTCCATCACGGGCATGGGGTCGCCAAAGGTGAAAGCTTCGATATTGGCGGCCGGGCGTGCTGGTGCAGCAGCTGCGGGCGCGCTGTGTTTCTTCGTCATGTGTACATCTCCAGGATTGAGGTATTGGTGGCCGTGCCGCCTTCCAGCGGTTCGTTGCCCATGGCGTGCAGGCAGGCCCATGCCAGGTCGGCGTGGCCCGTTTCCTGGCTGTAGCCTGCGGCGTAGGTGATCTGGCGACCGCTGGCCGTGACAGTCTTGCGGATCGCCAGGAAGGCCGCCGCCAGATCCGTCCAGCCGGCGTCAAACTCCAGGCGCCCGTTGCCGACGACCGACAGCCCTTTGAGGACCAGGCGGCCTTTGACTTCCGGCGAGTATTGGAGCGGCACCACGGCCGGATAGAACTGCTTGACCAGCTGGTGGACGCCGGCGCCGATACCGGTGGTGTCGATCGCCATGTAGGTCACGTTGTACTGCGCGCAGATTTCCTTGATGCTCCTGGCCTGCGCTTCAAAGTCCATGCCGCGCCACTGGTGTTTGGCCAGCACGCGGAACTTGCCGCCAGGGACAGCCGGCGGCGCCAGGACCACACAGCCGGCCGAGTCGCCGGACAGGGCCGGGTCATAGCCGACCCATACGGGCCGGTGGCCGAAGGGGCGCAGCGCCAGGAACTTGACGTCTTCCCACACTTCCCAGGTATCGACCATGCAGCGCTGCAGGTCGGCAAACTTGAAGATCGAGGCCGTGTCGTCAATGAACTGGCACATCAGCAGGTTGGCGTATTCCTCTGCGCTGTACTCCATGCTGAGCTCGTCCAGGTCGAACAGGTTGCAGCCTGCCGCGTGCGCATCTTCCACCGTCACGATCTGGCGCCACTGGCGGTCTTCGCACATGCGGCCTTGCGCCAGGGCGGTGTGCGAAACGTCCAGGTGGATGTGTTTGGACTTGTCGCGGCCGCGGTTGAAGTGCGATCCATCCCAGAACGGATAGGCGCTGTGGCTCATGGCGGACGGCGTGGAGAAATACGTCTTGCGCCATTGCTTGTGCATGGCCATGCCGGACGCCACCTTGTTCAGCTCCTTGAACTTCGGCACCCAGAAATATTCATCGAAGTAGAAATTGCCGTGGTAGGACTGCGCCGTGCGCGCATTCGTGCCCAGGAAGTACAGGTGGGCGCCGTTCGGCAGCACCATGGGGTCGCCGCGCAGCTCGACCCCGCAAACCTCTTTGGCGAATTGGATGATGTACTGCTTGAACACATGCGCCTGGGCCTTGCTGGCCGACAGGAAGATCTGGTTGCGGCCTGTCTCCAGCGCATCGAGCAGGGCTTCCCGTGCGAAATACCAGGTCGCGCCGATCTGGCGCGACTTGAGGATGTTGCGCGTGCGGCGGTCGCCCTGGCGGTACCACACCTTCTGGTAATCGAACAGGGAATCCAGGAAGGCCTCGCGGATTTGCTCGACCTGGTCTTCGCTGAATTCGTTGCCGCCGCCTTTCTTACGCTGGGCGTCTTTGCGCTCCAGCTTCGGGTTAAGGTCGCTTTCCTTCCCGGTCTGTTCGTACTTCTGCACCCTGGCCGACTGCCCCATCTGGCGCATCAGCAGGTCAATTTCCTTGAAGTCGCGGCCGTCCTTTTCCGTCTTGGAGATAAGCGCTACCAGGCGCGTTTCTATGCACGTTTCGATGCGGTCCAAAACGGTGGATTCGTCCCACTTGTCGCGCTGCTTCCACGATTCCACGGTGGCCCGCTTGAGGCCCAGGTGGCGGGCCACGGACGAAATGCGCCAGCCCTGCCAGTACAGGGCACGGGCGGCGCGGCGCGGGTCAAATTCGGGTTGTGCGATAGGGGCGTTGTCGAGCATGGACGAAGCGTAGGGCCACGCGCGCGTGAGGGCATTAAGGCGCGGCTGTGCCCGGCGCCGGTACAGCGTCCGCTCGTTGAGCCAGAGGGGCCGACAGGACAACATGGCCATGGTCAACACCACTCAACCATGTTGGAGAAAAAATGATCCGCAAACGTCACATCTCGCTCACTCTGGCCGCCATCGGCCTGCTGGGCTTCGCTGCCAGTGCCTACGCCGCCGCTGGCGTACAGATTCCGGTGGACGCCGCCAGCCTGGGCCTGATGGGCCTGGGCACCGTCGCCACGGGCGGCACCGACAATCACGCCGACAAGACCAAGTTTTTCCGCATCGCCAAGGAAGGCGCGACCACCGACGGCCGTGTCATTGAGCGCCAGTGGCTGGAGCAGATGGCCGCTAACTATGACCCGGTCAACGTGTACGGCGCCCGCGTCAACCTGGAACACTTCAAGGGCATCATTCCGGACAGCCCGTTCAAGGCCTACGGCGACGTGCTGGCACTGGAAACCCGCGACGAGGCGGACGGCAAGCTGGGCCTGTACGCCCAGATCAAACCGACCGCGGACCTGGTTGCGCTGACCAAGGCCGGCCAGAAGGTCTACACCTCGTGCGAAATCAACCCGAAGTTTGCCGATACCGGCGAAGCCTATCTGGTTGGCCTGGCTGTGACCGACAACCCGGCCAGCCTGGGCACGGAAATGCTGGCCTTCGCGGCCCAGAACCCGAACGCCAACCCGCTGGCCAAAAAGAAGCAGGCGCCGGACAACCTGTTCACCGCGGCCAGCGAAGAACTGGTGATCGACATGGAAGCGCAGAGCATCGCCACTGTGCTGCTGTCCAAGGTCAAGGCGCTGCTGGGCAAGAACGCCAAGGAATCCGGCCAGGCAGTGGACGCCCGCTTCGCGGACGTGAGCGCCGCCGTGGTCGTGCTGACCACCCACACCACCGAGTCGATCCAGAAGCTGAGCGCCACCATCACCGAGCAGGGCAAGACGATCAAGGAACAGGCGGACCAGCTGGCCGCCCTGACCGCCAAGCTGTCGGCCACGCCGGACGGCGCGCCACCGCGCCGCCTCGCGACTGGCGGCAACAGCCAGCACAAGACCGACTGCTAACCAACTGCCCCCCAACAATTACAGGAAACACCACTATGAATAACCAAACCCGCCTGGTCTTCAATGCCTACGTCCAGGCCATCGCCCAACTGAACAGCGTGGACGACGCCAGCAAGAAATTCAGCGTTGCGCCATCGGTGCAGCAGACCCTGGAGAAGCGCGTTCAGGAGTCCAGCGACTTCCTGAGCAAAATCAACGTTGTTCCTGTGACCGAACAGAAGGGCGAAAAGCTGGGCCTGGGCGTGGGCGGCACCATCGCCGGCACCAAGGACACCACCCTGGGCCCGCGCGTGCCGAACGATCCGTCCAACCTGGTCGGCAAGGATTACGAATGCACCCAGACCAATTTCGACACCGCCTTCCGCTACAACAAACTGGATATGTGGGCCAAGTTCCCGAACTTCCAAACCCAGCTGCGTGACGTGATCGTCAAGCAGCAAGCGCTGGACCGCATCATGATCGGCTGGAACGGCGTGTCGCGCGCGGCCACTTCCAACCGTGTGACCAACCCGCTGCTGCAGGACGTGAACAAGGGCTGGCTGCAGAAGTACCGCGAAGAAGCGCCGGAGCGCGTCATGGACGAAGGCGCCAACGCTGGCGAAGTGCGAGTGGGGGCAGCGGCCGGCGCCGACTACGAGAACCTGGACGCCCTGGTTTTCGACGCCACCAACACCCTGATCGACCCGGTAAATGCGGAGAACACCGACCTGGTGGTGATCTGCGGCCGCGCCCTGTTGGCGGACAAGTATTTCCCGATCCTCAACAAGGAGCAGGACAACAGCGAGAAGCTGGCGGCGGACGTCATCATCAGCCAGAAACGTATCGGCGGCCTGCCGGCGGTGCGCGTGCCATTCTTCCCGGCCAACTGCGTGTTCATCACCACGCTGTCCAACCTGTCGATCTACTACCAGGAAGGCGGCCGCCGCCGTGCTGTGATCGACGAGCCGGCAAGCGACCGCGTGGCCAACTACGAGTCCAGCAACGACGCCTATGTGGTGGAAGACTTCGGCGCCGGCGCGCTGGTCGAGAACATCAAGACTGCATGGGCGGCCTGATGAAATCCCCGGCACAGCGCCACTTTGAGCGTGTGACGGCGGCAAAGGCGGCTGCGGCCGCCGCGCCGGAAGCCACCATGGCCGGCGCCAGCGCTTACGAGCTGATGCTGGTCAAGCTGGTGGCCGATCGCCGCCGCCTCAAGTCCATCCAGTCGATCGAGCGCAAGGTGGACGTGAAACGCGAACTGCTGCCCGACTACGCCGAGTACGTCAACGGCGTGCTGGAAGCCGGCCGGGGCGCCCAGGACGAAGTGCTGACCACCATCATGGTGTGGCACATCGATGTGGGCGACTTCGCCGGCGCGCTGCGGATCGCGGATTACGTCCTGCAGCACGGCATGACGATGCCCGACCAGTACGACCGCACGCTGGCCACGGTGCTGGCCGAGGAAGTGGCGGACACCGCCCTACGTGCCATCAAGCTGGATCCGGCGTCCGCCATCGACACGCAGCAGCTGCTGCAGGTCATGGCGCTGACCGACCAGCACGACATGCCCGACCAGGTGCGCGCCAAGCTGCGCAAGGCGACCGGCTACTCGCTGATGGCGAAGGATCCGGCGACCGCCCTGCCGTACCTGGAGCGTGCCCTGGAACTGTCTGACAAGTCAGGCGTGAAACAAGACATTGCCCGGCTGCAGAAGCAGCTGGGTGCCGGCGGAGCGAAACCCGCCAGCACGTAACGAGCCCCCCGGCCTGGGCGGCGCCGGCGGACGATGGCAGGGCTTTGCCCGGTCCATCCGATGCCGGCCCACCGCCCGCTTTTTCCGAGATACGCCATGACCTTCATTGCCACCGAACCAGCCAGCGCGCCGAACCCGCCGCCAGAGGACACCACCGTGGCCAATGACGGATTTTTCCCCGATATTGACCTGCAGCGCCTGCGCGACAGCGTGCGCCTGGACGGCACCGTGACCACCCTGCGCCTGCGCAATGCCGTGGTCGACGCCGTCATCCACGTGAACGACGAGCTGGCCGCCTGGAAGGCGGACCGGCTGGCCGCCGGCGTAACCTCGCTGGACCAGCTGGAACCCAAGATCGGGGGCGAGGCGGTGCAGCTGCGCCGCTACCTGGCCGCCATCCACCGCACGGTCAAGGCCGACTTGAACGAACAGTTCCGCAATTTCGACGCCACCAAGTCCGGCGTGGACGAGGCGGACAAGCTGCAGCAGCTGGTGGACGACGAACGCCGCGCGGCCAAGTGGGCCATCCGTGATTTTCTGGGCCTGCCGCGCGCCACCGTGGAGCTGATCTGATGCGCGTCATCACGCACCAGGGCGACACCGTGGACGCGCTGTGCTTCCGCCACCTGGGCCGCACCCAGGGCGTGGTGGAAATCGTCCTGGAACGGAACCCCGGCCTGGCCGACTACGGGCCGATCCTGCCGCACGGCCTGCAGGTCGATCTGCCCGCCACCACCAACCAACCGACCAATACCCCACTGCTGCGGCTGTGGGACTAGAAAGGAGCCAACCGTGGCCGAACCAATCCCCTCCACCGTCGCCATTGCCACCGCTGGCATCGGGCTGGCCAGCCTGTTTCCTGGCGTGGACGGCAACGCCCTGATCGGCGCTTTCGCCGGCGCGGCGCTACTGGTGGTCAGCAGCAACGACCTGAACCTGGCCAAGCGCCTGGCGTACCTGGTCATTTCGATGATCGCGGGCTACCAGGGCGCGCAGGACATCGTCAACTGGACGCCGATTCGATCTACCGGCGTGGCCGCGTTCTTCGGCGCCGCCTGCGCCATCGTGATCGCCCTGCAGCTAATCGAGCGCGTGAAGTCGTTCGACCTGCTGAGCCTGATTGGTAAGAAAGGAGGCTGACGTGGTACAGGTACAGAACCCCGCCGCCGTCATCGCCCTGGCGGCCTACACCCTGGCCATTTTCGCGCTGCTGCTGTACCGGCGCGACGGTGCGCGCCATCGCCATCACATTTCCTGGCTGGCCTATGCCCTGCTGGTGGTGCTGGGCGGTTCGGCCATCGAGCTGCTGCTGCACGCCACGGCGGTCAGCTACTTTGAAGCGGGCCGCGCCGCGCTGTTGGCCCTGTTTATCGTCCGGTCGCGCGGCAACGTCGCGCGCCTTCTGTGGAGTGAAAAATGACCGCTGTATCCCTTCGACCAGGTAGCCATGGCGCCGACGTCGCGCAGCTGCAGCAGCGCCTGCAGCGCGCCGGCTACCAGCTGGACGCCACCAACGTGTACGACGAGGCGACCGTGGGCGCCGTGATGGCGCTGCAGGCGGCCAGCAACCTGGTGGTCGACGGCATCTTCGGCCCCAAGTCCTTCATGGCCCTGATGGGTTCCTACCAGCCCAAACACCTGACGGCGGCCGACCTGGTGTGCGCAGCCGAGCAGCTGGGCCTGACGCTGGCCACCGTGCGCGCCGTCAATGAGGTGGAGTCGCGCGGGCAGGGCTTCCTGCCGGACGGCCGCCCCGTGATCCTGTTTGAGCGCCACGTGTTTTACAAGCAGCTGCAGGAGCATGGGATCGACCCGGAACCCATCGCCGCGAAGTGGCCGCACATTTGCGCCAAGGAACGCGGCGGCTACCAGGGCGGCCCGGCCGAGTACATCCGGCTGGAAGCGGCCAAGCAGATCCACCTGGCGGCGGCCTATGAGGCTGCCAGCTGGGGCGCCTTCCAGGTGATGGGCTATCACTGGCAGGCGCTGGGCTATGCCAGCGCGCCCGATTTTGTGCGCTGTATGCAGCAGGACGAAGCTGCCCACCTGGACGCCTTCGTGCGCTTCATCGCCCACGAGGCACCGCTGCAGGCGGCGCTGAAGGCCCGCAAGTGGCCCGCCTTCGCCAAGGGCTATAACGGGCCGGACTACGCTGCCAACCTGTACGACGCCAAGCTGGCGCAGGCCTATGCGAAGTATGCCGCGCTGGACGAGGTGGCCGCATGATCGCCCTGGCGGAACGCGCCGGCCAGATCCTGGTGCTGATCCTGATGGCGGCGTTGGCCTACCTGTACGTGGACGGCCTGCAGGCCAGGCTGGCCAAGGCCGAGGACGATGTGCGCATCGAGCGCCAGGCCGTGGCCGACCGCGACGGCACTATCCTGCAGCTGCGCGAGCTGGACCACCGCAAGGAAGTGGCGGCCGCTGAGCTGGAGGGCGAACGCAACGGGATCCAGCAGGGCCTGAACACCCGTCAAATCGAAATGAGGAAACTGCAAGATGAAAACGCTGAAATTCGCGCCTGGGCTGCTGTTGCTGTGCCTGCCGATGTTGTCCGGCTGCGCGAACACGGCCCCCTTACCGGCGCCGCGGCTTATCGTCAATTCCTGTCCCAAGGTTCAGCCCTGCAGCCTGCCCGCCGTGCGGGCGAGGAATAACGGCGACATGAACGGCGCGCTGGACAAGGCTGAGGCGGCGTGGGCCGAGTGCGCGGCCGTGGTGGACATGATCGTGGATTGCCAGGCAGAGGCGAAGGGCCCGGGCCATGATTAAGCTGGCCGCCCTGCGCGAAGTCGCCAAGGCCGCCATCCCGGCGCTGGCCAAGGATCCCAGCAAGCTGCTGGTGTTCGCGGACGAGGGCAAGACGGTGGCGCATGGCACCGGCTCGCTGTCCTTTGAGTACCACTACACCGGCCACCTGATCCTGACCGATATGAGCGACGGCGCCGACGAGGTGATGGCGGCCTTGCTGGCCTGGGCGCAGGTCAACCAGCCGGAGCTGCTGGCGGTCAACGACGAGCGCCACAACATCACGTTCGAGGTCGACATCGTCAACCATGACGCCTTTGACCTGTCCATCAAAGTGCCGCTGACCGAAACGGTCAGGGTCACGACCGACGCCGCCGGCGCGCGCCATATCCACCACGTGCAGGAAGAGGCGCCGGAATGGATGCGCCAGGGTCTGGTGTGACATGGACGACTTGGACGCACTGGAGGGCTGGGCCGGGCCGCTGCTGGCCAAGCTGAGCCAGGCGGGCCGGCGCGAGGCCGCCATGGACATAGGGCGCGCGCTGCGCAAGAGTCAGCAGCAGCGCATCGCCGCCCAGCGCAACCCGGACGGCAGCGCCTTTGCGCCGCGCAAGCCCAGGGCGCTGCAGGGGAAGAAACTGAGGGAGAAGGCCGGGCGCATCAAGCGCCGGGCCATGTTCGCCAAGCTGCGCACCGCCAAGCTGTTGAAGATCGACACCGACGCGGACGGCCTGGCCATCGGCTGGGCGGGCCGGGTTGCGCGTATTGCGCGAGTTCACCAGGAAGGCCTGGAATCGGCAGTGGCGGCAGGCGGCGCCAAGTACAAGTACCCGATCCGCCAGCTGCTGGGCCTGACGCCGGCAGAGCGCGACATGATCCGCGACAAGCTGCTGGAACACCTGGCGCGCTGATGCGCCCAGGGGGCCAGCGTTTAGGCGGCCAGCAGATCAGCATGTGCCAGGCGCTTGCTGGCTTGTGCATGGATGGTCTTGTTTGTTTCGCTTCCGATCCAGTCCAGGCCTGCCTCTTTCGCAGCCTGCAGGAAGGTGCCGGAGCCCGTGAAAAAGTCCGCCACCGCGCCGCCTTCTGGCACCAGGCGCAGTATCTGGCGCGCCAGCTCGATCGGCTTTTGTGTCGCGTGCTGCTTGGGCAGCTCCAGCCTGGACTGGAACACACCAGGCAGATACACCTCGCGCTGCGGCAGGCCGCCCTTGGTCGCCCAGACGATGAATTCCGCTTGCTGCGCGAAACCACCGCGGCGCGGCCGGTAGCGGCCGGCGGTCTTGTCCCACACCGCCAGGCCTTGCCAGGTAAATCCTGCGGCTTGCACCACATCGGTCAGCGTGGGCAACTGGCGCCAGTCAATGAAGCACACCACGATGCCGCCCGGCTTCAATGCCCGGTGCGCTTGCGTCAGCCAGGTCAGGCAGGAGAACGACCACGAACGCTGGTCCATGTTGTCGCCGTCGAAATCGGCGTACTGGGTCTTGGTGCTGCCGTTGATGTACTTCTTGCTGGTGGACTTGGTGCGCTGGCCAAGATGCAGGCCGCCGGAAGCGTATGGCGGATCGGTCAGCAGCATATCCAGGGATTCGTCGGGGAGATTCATGGCCAACTGCAGCGCATCGACCTGGTGCAGCTGGTTGAAGGGAAAGGCCGGTATCGGCGCAGCGTTGCTTTCTGTGTTCACGGTGATTTCAATTCAGGTTATGGCACGCCGACACTGGCGCGGCCACCACATTCTCTGCAGGTAAGAGGTGCCTAGCGATCACCTGCCGGTGTGCCGGCAGCGGGCACATTGCCGCCTTGCTGCGCTACGCGCGCGTGAAGGGCACCATGGGGAATGGACATGAACGAATCTCTCCGGCTGCTGCTGAACCTGGTACGCAAGGGCACCGTGCTGGCGGTCGATTACGACAAAGCACTGTGCCGCGTGGCCACGGGCGAGCTGCAAACCAACTGGCTCCCCTGGTTGACGCTGGCCGCCGGCGACACGCGAGACTGGAACCCGCCCAGCGAAGGTGAGCAGGTCATCCTGTTGAGTCCGGGCGGCGACCCGGCCGAGGGCGTGGTGCTGCGCGGGATCTACTCGGACAGCACGCCGGCGCCTGCGAACAAGAAGCAGCTGCACACGCGCGTCTATCCCGATGGCGCCACCGTGCAGTACGACCACGTGCAGCAGCTGCTGAGCATAGACCTGCCGAAGCTGGCCGCCGTATTCCTGACCGCGCTTTCACTGGTGAAGATCAAGACCGCCACACTGTCCGTGGAAGGCAGCGTCAAGGCCTCGCGCAACGTGACCGTGGGCACGGGCGCCAGCGGTTCGTTCGCCACGACCAGCGGCAACATCGTCACCGTCATGGACGGCATCGTTATCA